GAAATAGCACCCAGCAAACCCGCGTGGTTAAGCCATTTTCTGATTTTGTAATAGAATGCCATATTCCTATTAGAACACGGCAGTACTGCATTGATTACAAAGAGTTTTTTATCCCTGCTTTCTAATAAACCGTAACATTCTACACCGGCTGAAACCCGCGTGGTTACTGGGTCGTTTTTAGAGTTTTAGAAGCTTTTTGACCTCTATCGCCGGCCATTTTTCCGATGAAAAGCCTGTTGATCCAGCTCCCAGTCCTCTCTGCATTCAGCATCGCACCAGCGCTTGCCCTGCTCTAACGCTGCATTGCATGAGAGACAGCGGCCTGTTGCTTTGGCTGCGCTTTGGCTATTTCTGGCGCGAGCGATAGCCAAATCACGGTCTAGCTGCTCCCGGTCGCAGGCTTTATCGATTGCATCTGCCATGATCTACGGCCTTGTGGCGTCAATTACTTGGTAGCAGGCAATGAGACCGGCGCGGATTGTGTCTGCTCTGGCAGCTGCCCCGACAAGAAACTCTGCATCTGGTCTTGAAAGCTCGGCCCCGGTGACACCCGTGCAGGCAGATCCGGCGGTCGCGGACAGGTTGCTGGCACGCTCGGGTCGGTTGCGCAGGCTGGCAAGGTCAGCACGCAGGCGATTATTGATAGCAGCTTGGCTGTCTGCTTGCTGGCGTAGTGCGTCATTGACTTTCCCCTGTTGGATTCGTTCCTTCTGCAATGCCTCTTCTACGGCCTTGCGCTTGTCTGTTTCTGTTTTGGCCAGCCACCAGGTATTTCTGGTGCTGTCTCCCCACCAGTAGCCGCCAAAGAGAATGCCGATGGCAGTGGCAAGTACCCCGAGAATTGCCCATGGGTTAATGGATGGCATCCGAGCCTCCCAGGCAGATATTCATTTCGATGTTGCGGCGTTTGGTCAGTCCAGGCAGCGGGACAAAGATCCCGCCCATATTTACCCTGTTCCATCGGGGCAATTGTTTACAGGCTTCCCCTACTTTTCCGGCTTTCAGCAGTCTGGCTGCTGTTGATTTTGTGGTGTCGCAGGCGATTCTGGGGCCGATGTTGTAGACGGCATCGCCAAAGGCTGCCAGTACGTTCGGCTGCAGGCCAGGTACGCAACGGTCCACAGTAAGAATGGCTTGCTGCATATCTGAATCCAGACGATCCCAGCATTCTTCCAGGCTGTAGACCTTGCCTTTTTGCACCTGTGTCGTTGAACCGTAGCAAACAGTGAGGATTCCAACGGGGTCATGATAGGCAACCCTTCTGAGCCCTTCAGCGGGCACGGCAATAGTGATAGCAATTGCGACTGCAGCTTTGATGCGCTTGATACGGTCTTCCTGGCTTTCCATCAGATCCCCTTCTGTGCCACTAGCCGGGCAACGAATGCAGCTGCGACTGCAATGAATGACAGGACGGCAAAGATGTTGCGCGGGATCTGGTCAGCAAAAAATGGCAATACCACCTCACAGCCCGATAGCAGACCCGCTAGGATGATGAAACGCAGGCTCCAGGATCGGCGCATGATTTCTCGCCAGTTCTCATACAGGCACATCAGTGGATGCCCATCTTGGATTTGATGCCTTCAAACACTGCCCAACCTAGCCCGATAAAAAACATGGCCGCCAGGGCGAGTTGGCCGTGATCACTCATTTTCCGCATGCGCTTACCGAAGCGCAGATCCTGCCGAAACTCTTCGACAGACTCCGGATCTGCAACATCAACACCGAGAATGGCAAAGGTTTTTTTGACGGCATGGTCTGCCGCTGCCTGAATGATTGCGTCGTCTTCGCTGCATCGATGCGGCAGTTGTTTGGTCTGGGTCATACCTTCCCCTATCTGTAGTGTTTTTAATGCGCTGTAGCGCGATTCTGTGGCTTAGTTTTTAATCAATTGGCGTAAAAAAAACCCGCCGGAGCGGGTGTTATTGGTTAATCAGCGCTTTTTGCGCCCTGCCCCAGGATCGGCAGTCTTCGACAAAGGCATTCCAGAGTTCAAACTCCGGGCTTGGCGCGGTACGTAATAGTTTGATTTCATCCTCGATGCTGTAAAGCTCGCGGATCATGTCACGCACACGCTGGTTGATAGCGTCTTCGGAAGTGAACTGGCAATCGCTGGTAGAGCGGCTGGTTTCTTTCATACGCGGTCTTTAATAGGTGGATGAAGCTGTGGGTTCTTCGGGCATGGCCCAGGATCGATACGGCGCTTTCAAGCTTGTCTTTCTTGACGGCGTTCCTGAACTTATAAAGGCTATGTTTTCTGATGAATCTGCGGCTGGCCCAGCTACGGTAGCCAACGAAGTTGATGCCACGGCGCACTGGGGCGATGGTGTATTTGGATAGCTCCAGACCAAGGCCAGCAATAAACGTCTTGACCTGATCCAATATCTCCAGGCAGCGAGCCCGGCTGACGCCAAAGACGATGAAGTCATCTACGTAGCGGCAGTATCGAATAGCCTTTAGCACGCGCTTTGCGAAGTGATCCAGCGGGTTCAGGTAGATCAGCGCATAGGTCTGACTGAGCAGGTTGCCTATTGGTATGCCGACTGGTTCGCCGTACTCGGCAAAGATCATCATGACATCCACGAATCTGGCGTCTTTGATCTTTCGTTCGATCTGTTTACGCAGAACGGCGCGATCAATGCGGTAGAAGAACTTTCGGATGTCGAGCTTGATGCTGAAACTACCCGCTGGCGACTCCCGCAGCGCTTGTTGCGCGTAGTCGGCGGCTTTATGGGTGCCCAGCCCTTTGCGGCAGGCAAACGATTGGTCAATGAACCCGGCGTTAAATATCGGGTAAATGATGCGGTAAATGGCGTGCTGTACCACTAGATCAGCAAACGACGGGGCGTAAATCTTCCGGGCCTTCGGCTCGTACACCGTAAACGTGTAGTACGGCTGTGGCCGGTACGTACCATCGTGAATGGCGTTATAGAGGCGGTCTAGGTTATAAGCCAGTCGGCGCTCAAAGTTAAAGCACGAACGCTTCTTGTGCTTGTTGTGGCTGGCGTCAAGGTAGGCTTCGTACAGGTTCTCACGGGTGAACGCCTGCTCGAATAGATGCCCGTAGCGTTTCATTGTAAAACCACCGCCTGACGTTCGAACCAGATTGTGTCTGGCCTACCAGAAAGACGGCGAAACGCCGATTTCGCGCCGTAGCGCCGGAAAACGTCTCCCTTTGTTCCACCATACCGTTTCCGGTTACGAGGTGATTCAGAGTCGGGGCGGGCACCGATGTTCGTGTTCGAATTCGACCGGGGATTGTTGAGATTCAGAGCGAACACCCCGGCATTCGAACCGTTGTTCCAGTTGCCACCACGGATCGGGACCATATTAAGACGTCTCCCGTAGCTGCTCTTTTTGCGGCTCTTGCTGCCGCTCATAGGCGATCCAGCCGCCTATCATTCTTCCCAATTCGTCAATCAACCGGCTAATCGCTAAAAACCGATGGGCGGCCAGTTGATCTGGCGATTTGTCAGAAACTCTCCCGTCTTTGAATTTGAAGTAACCAAGAATGTTCCCCAGGTTCACATCCATGCGCCAAACTTCGTGCATCTTATCCAGGTCGCCGAGTATTTTTTTCTTGTGGTAGCTTTTCTGGGCCAGCACAATAAAAGTATAGACCTCGTACATGTGCTGCCGCGTCTGCAGCGCCAGCGCATTCTTCTCAAACTTTGGGAAGTGATTGAGATAGATATTCATGAGCTTTGCAGTCTCATAAAATTTCTGGATTATCTCGGCTTCGGAATGTTGTCCCATGGCAATGACGGGGCGCAGCTATCGCTGGCCCCTGACAAAGCTACAAAACAAAGGCGGGGCGGGCACCGATGCCCGGGGTCGAAGTCGACCGGGGAAGGTTGAGATGCAGAGCGAACACCCCGGCAACCGAACCGTTGTCCCAGGAGCCACCACGGAGCGGGACCCGTTCGCTGGTGACATCCAGGTAGAAGACATCCGAACCCAGACCGGCAGCAGCCACCGGATACAGGCCGTGGGCTTTCAGTACCGTTAGCGCAGCGGCCGAGACTGGGTTAGCGCCGGTGCTGTTGACCATGCCTTCGAACGAACCGCCCGAAGCGCGGTAGAGCGTAAAGTCAGCCGTGCCGCTGTTGGCATTGGCGTACTTCACCGTGCCAGCTGTGCCCGGTGCGACCAATGCGCCGGTAGCGCCGTCAATGGCTTTCCATGCGGCAGAACCTGCCGAGAAGTCGGTCGTAATCAGCGCGGCATCGTTATCGGCGATGATCTGGATTTCACCCGCATTCAGGCGCATGCCCGGTGCCCATTCCCAGACGTTACCGCACAAGTCAGCCATGCCGAACGCGGTGTTGTCGTGACGCCAGCTATTGGGGCCGGAGCCAGTACGCGTCCAGGTGGTTGCAGTGCCGGTAGGCAGCGCCAAACGGCCGGTCACATCGTCAACGCCGCGCTCGCTGGTTAGATCAGAGCTGCGGCCATAGTTGGTGTTGCCGCGTGGTTGAAAGCCGTTCAGATAGCAGCCATGGGCTACCAGGCTGTATTCCACGTTACTCGTCAGATGCCAGCCAGCGCCATTGGCGCGGACCAGCGAGACGGCGGCATCATAGGTGATCGAGTTGATCGGACGGACGCCCGGCACAGACAGCATTTCGCCGTTATTGCTAGAGCCAATGTGCTGACCAACAAAGAGTTCTGACTTGAGCACGCCACCGACCGTAAATGCCGGGTGGTTGCTCATGCCCAGGGCAGTGGCAGCCGCCACAAAGTCGGTGCGCTGTAGCACGGCCATGTAGCAGGGCTGGCCTTTGGCGGTATACAGCACGGTGTTTTTACCGCCGGAAGCGGCTTCAACGGATTTGCGCAGGGTATCGGTAACACTGATGGTTAACGGCATGGTTTGCTCCAAAAAAATCGGGGGTGGTTAGAACTCAAGGGCAGCCAGACGGGCTTCGAAACCGGCTGCGATGAATAGGGATAACTGGTCGTATCGGAAGGCATAGCGGTCGCCAGCGGTTTGCACCACTTCGGTCCAGGCTTCCTGTGCTGGCTGCCCATGGCGAATAACACTGCCCTCTTCGTCTGTTTCATCGGCCGTTGGTTCAATAGCCGGGTGTTCAATCACAATCTCTGGCCAGCTATCGAAGCAAATGAATCCGTACTTGAACGGATCTAGGTCATGAGATTCCATGATTTCGATGGCGCGTTGCACAGTCAGGCCGATATGGGTGCGGGCTGCATCGCCTTTGGCTTCAATCGATGCCAAAAACCGGTAAGCGCCGATCTCTTTGGAGAGTGCGGCAGCAGCGGCCAGCTCATTGGCTGTAAACGGGGCCACCGGGGTTTTTTCACGGGCGTCTGAAGTATTGATGGTGCCGGTGCCTGCATAAACAGTCGACCAGCGTTTTGCAGCAGTGCCGAGGGTCTGGCCGTTGTCCGTGCCGGTGGCATGGTTACCTGATCCATCAACCAGCAGGCGCTGCACCCCGCCCGTGACTACTGCCAACTGATCTGCGGCTGGGAAGTAAATGCCGGTGTTGCGGTCCCAGGCGTTGCCCAGGGACGGGGCGGCCACCGTGCCGTTGCCTAGCAAGACATCGCCGCCGGAAATGGCGCGTGCGGTCACGCCGATCAGGTCAGCCAGGCTGGCTGTAAAGCGGGTCAGATTATCGACGCCGGTTGGCAGGCCTGCCAGCTCTGACGCCAGCTTGCCTTCCAGATCCAGTTGATAGGCCAGTTGCAGGAGCAGCTCTTGCAGCACCTGGCTATTATCGGCAGCACCGAGACCGGCCAGTGCCAGGTCACGGGCAGCTTGAGTCTGTGCCAGGTAGTTGGCAGCCTCTGCCGCTTTATTGGTGGCATTGACTGAGCCGGCAGCGGCGGTTGCTTTGTCATTTGCTACGGTGGTCTTATCGGCAGCCACCTGACCGGCGACGGTGACGACATCGTTAACCAGAGGTAGGAAGTGGGTGCGGTGCCCACCGTTATTCATGTCCTTGGCGGCGCTGCCGTCATCGGAGTAGGTGTTTCCGTTAATGGTTGCCTGTGTCATAACAGTTCCTTGATTTCAAACGCCGAGGCGTTGTTATTGAAGTACGGGTATTCGATGGGGGATAGGCTGCGCAGCCGACCGACAAAGGATCGGCGCAGCTTTTGCTGGGTATCGTCCGGGTCAAAGATGAACAGCACCTCGCCGTGAATATCGGCGATCCGTTGCAGCTCGAAGACGCCACCCATGGCTTCGGCTTCGGACAGGATTGGCAGCTCAAATCGGGCGACACGGAACGCGGCTTTCTGGTCAAACCATTCGGCGCCGGATTCAGCTTCTTGCACATTGGTGCGAGATTCCCAGCTGAGGCTGGCGCCATAGGCCATGTTCTCGCCGGGCTGGAAGCCAGAGCCAATGAATAGGCGACCGATCTGCACATAGCCGCTGTCGTTGTCTTCATCATCGATTTCGACAATGATCTGGTTAGCCATAGCGCCGCCATCAGCAATAACGATGTGATTAGACGGGTAGCTGGCAATGTCATCAGCCGATGGACGTCCAGACCACCAGTTGTCGAATTCCCATTCCAGATCCACGGTGTTCCAGATGGCTGGCCAGGCATCGGCCCAGCCGGAATCGTAGACCGTGGTGCTAGTCGTGGTATTGACCAGCCGCACACGGACCTGCGCTGTGGTGCTGAGGTTGTGCCGGCATAGGCTTACGGTTCGGATGAACTTCACCTGGCTAATCTGTGCAGTAAATTGCGTGGCAGCTTTGGTCGCATTGACCGAGCGTGCCACCTGACTCAGCAGCCGTTTCTTGAGGTTGGCGAGCGGTAAGCTGGCCTGCCAGGTACCACCGGTCAGCGTGGCCTGATCGGTGCGGTTCTGGTAGGCAAGAAAGACATTCGACATGGTTTATCCCCAGAGGGTCAGTTGAGCAAGGCCGGTGGCAGCATCGATGTCCTGACCGATTACCGTGAACAGGCGCCCCACCGACAGGCCATAACGGCGATGCGATAACTCGACAACCGTGCCCAGATCAACCAGCGTCAGCCAGTCCTGATCGATACGGACGGTGGCGAGGAATAGGTCGCGACCGGTTTCCATGTCCATCAGGCGCGTGGCTTCAGCGTCGGCATCGGCGATGTTTCTGAATAAGGTGGCGCGGGTTAGTTCTGGCGCAAAAGGATGGTCTGTCTTTACACCGGCATCGGAGATTTGCGCCGTTCTGGTTTCGGCAGCCAGCCAGGCGCGGCGCGTTAAACCACCAACTGGATCGGTGGGTGATGTTTTATCGCCGCCAAGATCCGAATCATTCTGGGGAGTTTCATTAACGTCATAGGTTAATGACACGCGCCATACGGGCTGGCCCTTCCACAGGTCGTTGCTGGTGTCCCGGCTGAGGCTGATGATGCGATCCTGGTCAAAGACCACAGCAGGCGTGCCAGCCGGTAGTTCAAGACGGCCCATGCGTAGTTTGCCCAGGGCATCAAAGCCGTACCAGGCGCCCACGCTACCCAGTACCCGATCAAGGCAGGCGACGGCCGTTTCGCTGTCGGTCACAGCCAGCCCGATAGGTGCCGAATTATCGGCATGCAAGGCGGTGATGTCGGCAGCGGTGATGTCGCCTGAGGCAACCCCGGCAGCCAGGGCGATCTGTTCGGCAATTTTGGCGGCCGATGTAATGGTGCTGGAATAGGTGACGTCGGCGGTGATTTTGCCGACGGGCGATGAACCGAGCCGGAAATAACCCCCGGCAGGCCACACACGGAACTGGCCAGAGGTGGGCGCGGTGCTTTCCATCTGGCTCTGCGAGGTGTAGTCCGTGCCTTTGGTGAGGGCAACGCCCTTGTCATACACTGCCGTAACGCTGGCACAGGGGCCGGTTTCGTGGATCAGCCGGGCGGTGTTCACCAGCACCGGCGTCATGTTTTTGACGGTGCCATAACCGCGTGGTTTCTGGTTACCGGCAATATCAGCCAGCCCTTCCAGACCAGCGGGCAGAGCGTTATTGCCCAGGTAGGCCTCAGTGACCAGCGGCTTATCCAGTTCGGTCAGGCGATCCCGAAAGACAAAGATCAGCGCATCGGCGGTCAGTTCGACGGATTCGATGGTAGCCGTAAAGGTAATCGGGAAGTCGGTCGGGTACGTGCCACCCTCTTCGCCCAGGCGAATCGTCAGGCGACGGCCGTCAAAGGCATAGGCATCATCCAGGCCGTCCAGTTCGCCATCCAGGTTATCGAGCTTTGCCTCACCATAACCCGGTCGGTTACGGCCTGCCGTAGTACGGTCGGCAAACATATCCGTGCGCAGGCTGGCTGCCTGCTTCAGGCGCGGCGCGTAGAAGGTATTGGCCGGGGTATCGGCTGGGCCGGTCAGGAAGCCGAGATTGGAATAGCGCAGGATTTCGGTTGTCGTGCCGTTCCAGGCTTCAATCTCAGCCAGCCAGAGACGTGCGGTCATTGGCTGATCCTTTCCATCCGGCTGTTACGCTCGACGCCAGCGAGGCGCGATTCCAGCGCATCAAGCTTATCAAGCTGCGCTTGTGTGCTGTAACCGTTTTGGCGAACGATGGCCTTGAGTTCGTTGAGCATGTCACGCAATAGCTCTTTGGTCACCTCATCATCGCGCTGACCGGCAATGCCGCCGATCATCTTCTGAGTGTCGGCAAAGCTCCAATAACGCGCTGGGCCGGTCACTTCCAGTTCTGGGCCGCGCTCGCCCACCAGACGCATGCCGCCGGTAAACAGGCCGCCAGACGCAAAGCGGCGGCCTTCGTTGATGCCATTCTCGAGGAAGTGCGCAAAGCCGGTCTTAAACGAGCCTTTTTGAACCGCAGCTGCAACATCCGGGTTCAAACGCAAGTAGCGTGCCTCGTCATAACCAATCGCGCTCATCAGCTGAGCACGGGATGTGGCATTGAGCAATGTGCCGACTTCATTTCCTGCTGCAATCTGCTCTGCAGTCGATTTTTTAAGGTTGGCCAACATGGCATCAAAGCCCAGTGTATTGGCCTGATTAACCCAGTAATTTAGACCGCTGGCCTCTGCCTGCCGACCCATAAAGCGCAGGTAGTAGTTTTTAATCTTGTCGGTCGTGCTGCCCGTATTCCAATTAAAGACCTTGCTCCAATCCGAGCCGTAGTTCGACTCCCAGGCCGACATGGATTGGATGTTGGACAGATTGCCCAGGAAGCTATTGATCGCGCCGCGATTGGCAACGGTGCCTTCTGGTGCGGTGACGGTACCACCCCCATTGACGCCGGTGCCACCACTGGTGGATGGTGCGGCCGGGGCCGCGCCTTGCAGCTCTACCAGTTGCTTATTCAAGCTGGCCAAAGTCAGGGTGGCAGCATGCACACTCTTGATGGCGACAACCATCTGGTAGAGGTAATTGCTGGTTCCAGTACCGAATAGGCCGTCAAACTTGTCTGAGAGGGTTTTTGCGAGATCCGCAAAGACGGTATTGAGCGGCACTTGTTTGGCCAGCGGGCCGCCCAGGCCAGTATTGTCGGCAATCAGTTTGAGCAGCGGGTCAACTTCTGTCTGCGCAGTTACGCCAAAGACATTAGCCAAGCTATCAGCCGCGCCGTAAACCATGGCGATGGCGGCATCGGTTTGTGCTGCCGAGCCATACATCGCCTGCGATGCTTTAATAAAGGCGTCACCCGCTTGCTGGAAGTTATCTAGGGCGTACTGCGTGGCCTCGGGGTCTTGGCTGTTGCTAATGGTGGTGAGCAATGCCAGGAAGCGCTCTTCGGCCGCTTTGAGTTGCGCTTCTGGGCTTAGGTTACCGGCGCCGCCACCGATCAGGCTGTCGGCGTACTGGCGCAGCGATCGGCCGTAGCTCTTTGCCGCATTGGCCATGGCCTGCAGCGATGCAACATAGGCTTGCTGCGCATTAACGGCATTTTGCAAAGCATCAACCTGCCCCTGCCACACAACCTGCGCCTGTTCATAGGCGGCCTGTTCGATAGCGGCTTTTTCGGCAATCGCCTTGGCAGCAGCGTCGGCGGCATCTTCGGCGGCATAAATGCTGGTCAGCAAGGCGCGCATGGCATCATCCGCGCCTGCCAGTTCCTGCGCCCGGGTTAGGTATTTTGCGGTATTGGTATCGCCGGTGGTCTGATATAACCGCACCTGAGCCGACATGCGCTGTGCAGCGGTTGATACATTCTGGGCAGCAATTTCAGCAGCGGTCGAGATTGTGGCAAACGCCGGTGCCAGTTTCAGCAGGTTAGCCAGCAACACATCGTTACCGGCAGCCCGCGATGATTCGACCATTGCCCGGAATGCCTCACGGGTTGATGGCAGTTCCAGGTTCATGGCCTTGAAAATCTCGCTGAGATTTTCGGTGGTTTTGGCAGTACGCTCGGCTTCGCTGTAAAAATTCTGGTAGTAGAAGTCAGTGGCCTGATTAAACGCGTCGATGCCGCCCATCATGTCAATAAAGGCGCTGGCCACATTGGCACCAGCCAGGCTTGTTTCCTGCAGTTTCAAGCCCAGTGTATCGAAAGTGGCATTCACCGTCGTGAGGCTGGAAGCTAGCCGTGCTAGCGTTTCACTAGCTGTTTCACCGGCCTGCCCAAAGTTGGTGCCTGCCAGCATGGCTTGGGCCAATTGGTTGGCATAGCCTTCAAGCTCTTTTTGCAGGTATTCGGTAACCTGCTCGACCGAATTGGCAGGGATCTCAAAGTAGTGGGTGACGTTGGCGATGGCCTCGGCGTTAATGCCGAGAATGTCTGCATAGCCACGGGCAGCATTGGCCACGCTGATGACAGCGTTGTCCATGTATTTTTCGAGTTCGGCATTCATGCCGACATAGTCACGGCCTGATCCACCGCCACCAAACCAGCCGCCATCCCGGCTCCACAGCGAGTATTGCGCCGCGCCTTCGACGCCGTTTGGTGTCCATGTGCCGGTTAGATTTTGTCCCCAGACATTTTTAGCACCCGAGCCCCACCCGGCGTTGACGATGCCGCCGACGATGCCACCGATCAGGCCACCAACAAAGGTGCCGATACCGGGCACGATGGCCGTGCCGATGGCCGCGCCTGCAGCTGCACCGCCGCCGGTGGTGTAGAGCGAATTGCCACCGATGAGTGATTTGCCGTTACTGATCCACTCGCCAGCCAGCGTTCCTGCACCGATGCCCGCTGCGCCCTGCGCTGCCAGACCGACGGTGCCTGCCGAATTGAAGACGGCCGCCCCGGCTGATTCAAAGCCCATGCTGGCCAGCCCTTCGCCGACAGCAAAAGTAGCGGCCTGGGCACCAGCGGCGATAGAATCCAGGGCCCCAAGGGTAGCTGAGGTTAGTGCGGTATAGGCATTATTCACCGATGAGGCCATGCTGGCCAGACTGCCCAGATTCGAGACGCTGGACAGAGAACCGGAATTAGCCGAGGCCGAGCCGCTGGCGGTCATACCCAGTGCCGACATGACCATGGCAGTCCCGCTGGTGATGATCGGCTGCAGGATCGGACGCAGGATTAGCGTCTTGAACATGTTGATTAGGAATTCTTTAGCAGTCTGACCGCCATTGATAAGCGCGTCTGTCAGGCTCTGCCCGATCTGGAAGTTGATCTGTTCAACCTCACGGGCGTAGTCTTCCTCAATTTTCTTGCGGCGATCGGCGGCTTCTTTTTCCAGCTTCAGGCGCTCTTTGATGCCTTCGTTTTCGATGGTGGCCTGACGGATGGCCTCGGCATAGGCACGGTATTCTTCGGTGTTCTGTTGCAGCCCGGTCTGTTCCAGCTTGCGTAGGTTGACGGCAATCTCTTTCTCGAGATTGCTCATTTTCTGGGTATCGGTTTCAAAGCGAATGGCCGCTACCAGATCCTCGGCAGCCTTGACGGCTTTTTGCTGTTCTTCGCGCTGTTTCTTGGCAGCACGTGCGGCTTCTTCGGAGGCCTTGCCGATTTCCGGGGCGGCTTTCTTACTGGCAGCGGCCATAACTGTGAGCGAGTTACTAGTTGCAGTGCTACCACTGAGGATGGCTTCAGATAGCTTATCTACTTGCGCACGCGCTTTTTCGGCATCTTGAACCATCATGTCGTGAATTAAACCGACTTGAGCAAAGTCGCCACGAACGAGTGCGCCGATCTGTGCTGCCATACCGCCGATTTCATTGCCGACAGCCGTAAAGACATAGGCGACATTGACCCCGAGCACCGCAATTGTTTCAAGCACGGTTTTGAAGGCTACTGATGCGTTGCTGGCAAGGTCGGTATTTGTAGCAACATTAAGATAAGCATCAACCAACGATTCAAGTGTTGGCAGTAACTGGACCATCATTTGGTTGCCAAGCCCAGTTACAGTTAAAGACGCGAGCTCTAACTTATCGTTAAAGCGCTCAGCAGCAGCCGTTGTGTCTTCAGATAGCGTTAACCCTAGGCGCTGCGCAATGACATCAAACTCTGAGATAGATGCGCCACCGGCGTTGAGAACAGGGATTAGGTCGGCGCCGGATTTGCCAAACAGCTCAATAGCCAAGGCTGTTTTGGCAACACCATCCTGATAACCTGAAAAGCGATCGGAAACCTGCGTCAGTACGTCACGCGTTGACATTAGAGAACCGTCAGCGTTGCGGGTGGCAATGCCCATGGCCTTAAGCGCGGAATTTCCATCAACAATTCCAACAGAGAGCTTGGCAAGCGCCTTTTGCATACCATCTGCATCGACCCCGCCTTGCTGAAATGCCAACTGCAAGCCGCCCAAGTCTTTAACTGAAACGCCGATCTTCTGTGAAAGCTTTTGTGCTTGATCAGCCATGTCTACTGCGCCTTTAATCCAACTTGCAAAGGCACCAGCAGATAAACCGACACCCAGTGCGCCCAAAGCCGTACTAGCCATGCTGGCTGCTTTTTGTACCTTAGCCATGGTGCCATCTACGGTCTGGCGAATGCGGTCCATATCCTGCTGGATACGAACCACATTGGCTGCCATTTCAATGGTGAGTGTGCCGATGTTCATTTTGTGGCCCTTGCGAAAGCTTTGAAGGCGTTGCTGACTTTGTTGCTAATAACCCCACGGTCAAACTCTTCTACCTGCTTGCCGTAAGGCGGCGGGCATTCGGGTTTTTCTGCGGCGTTCATGGATGCGATATACGCCCGAGACATATCGCGCAGTACGCGAAACTCCCAGGGTGTTAGTTCGATTGCGCTACCCTGTTGCCAAGCCATAAGCTCTGTAGCGCTGATGGCAACGGGGCCCATAGCCCCATTGCCGACAAGCCCCAGGTCGAACCAGTAATTGGCGAGATACTGCGCAGGGCCCAGATCCGGCATGAGTGGTGTGCCACCGTTTGCCTGGATCTTTTCTGCCCTACTCTGCTGTTGCTCTGGTTCGAACTTGCCCTGCTTTGATGCGGGTGGCTTTGGGGTGGCGTGAAACCACCCCAACTGCCGAGCAAAGAGGTTTAGCTCTTCGCCGACTTCTTGGTAAAATTTGCGTAGTCACCAGCAAATTTATTAACCTGTTCTTTAATGAAGGTAATAGCTGGATCCAGATAGGCAGCCTTGAACATTTCTGTACCTGTCAGGTCTTTGTAGCCCAAATTGTTAAAGCTGACAGTGCACGATGCTAAAAATTCTGCATCAAGCTCACTATCGTCAATGTTTTTCGACTTTTTATTAAGCCTTTTCGCAAAATTATCCATCGCGGCATTTTGACGAATAGACTGGGCTTTTTGAAACTGCTTTGAACCTGGACCGTACACAGTAATGCTGACTCGGTTGCCGCTAGAGTTAAATAGCGGATCACCAAGCTCGTCATTCAATTCAATTGTGGCTGTTGCGTTTACGCCAATTGTGGACAGATCTAAAACATTTTCTTTGGTCATTTCAATTCCTTTCGCGGGAAAATAAATGCCCGTGCCCGGCACGGCCTCACCCCGCGAAGGATGAGCGCCGCGCCGAGTCGGTGCTGGTTTTGCCTGTTGGGGCATGAGGGGTTACGGGTTAGGCCGCCAGAACTTCGACGATGCCGACGCCATTGCTGGTTGTTGTCAGCTCAAACGTGCAAGTTGCTGTCGTGATGGAATCAACACCACCGGCGCCAACCTTGAAGCCCATGACTAAGGCTTGACCGTAGTACTTATCGCCGTTCTGGGTTGTCACAAGAATCGAGTACGCTGCATCTGAATCACGCGCTTGCTTACAAAGCACTTGGCCAGCATCGTCGGTATCCAGACCGAGTTGCAGCGTGATGGAGCCTTCGTTGTAGCTGCCCTTCTTTTTCTGGGTGCCACGCGACCCCACCGGCTGGTGGGTAACGAGTGCGTATTCCCGGCCAAATTCGCCGAGGTCTGTGATCTCTCCAACGGTAGTGAATGTCAGCGCTGCGTAGCCTGTGCCATCGAAGGTGGCTGGCGTGCCAGCCGAGATTTTGAAGGTGCTGCCTGCGGATGTATGAACGCCCATGTGTTTCTCCTTAAACAAAAAAACCCGCAGAAACGCGGGCGAAAAAAAACC